GATTGATGGAGTATGTTAATAAGGGTGGTACTACTGGTACATGCACTAAAGACAGACTCCACAGTAGCCCAATAGAAACGGTTGCATGGAGAATCTGTAAAAATGTATTTAAAATGTCTAAAATTGATTCATCAAAATTTGTTGGGATGAATGATGACCAGACTGACACCTTGGGATTAAGTAAGAAGAATTCGCTCAATTAAAAGGATAAAAAAATGAAACCCTTTAAACATGTTAGTCTAAACATTATTTATTCGTTCAGTTATGAAATACTGGTTTGATAAAAGTGATTACGATTCTCTGAAATTATAAATAAGATGGTAAACTTTTATATAAAAAAAACTGATGTCGTTCAGATAATGAAAAAGGAGGTGAAAACCTAAAAACGACATCAGATGGAGCTAAGACATGATTCTTTGCAGTTGCAGGAAGATTAGTACAAAAGACTGTTCTACGAGATTAGAATTATTGAAGATGTTGTTGAACAAAGACACGATAAAATGTGCTCGCTGCATTAAGAATGTCGAAGATCTACTTGACAAAGGGCCAGTTCCCATGGTATAATGGCCCTGTTCTGTTGAAGTTGTTGATTGAAATGGTAGGACGGGGGTGCGATTCCCCCCACCTCCACCAAAACGTCTGGGACCAGATTGCAATCTGACATGGTTCCAAGGGGAACGTTGCGTCGAAGTGATGATCCCTGAAGGTTACTAAGGCCTTAGTATGAATGTGAGTCCCGTTGAGGCAGTTAAACCAGTTTCGGACGTTTTGGTGGGGGTGATTTAGATTCGACTGTCATGGCATATTAACAAAAGAGGAACCGACAAGAAAGTCGTAAAAATCAGAAAACTAAACGCAAACGATAATACGTTCGCACTTGCTGCCTAAGACGAGGTAGCGGAGCTCCGACCCCGTGCTTGGCACCAGAAATCGGGGTCACTTTTTTATACATCGCATATTTCGCATACAACGCATACGGAGAAGACACAATGGCTTTTAAAGACCTAAAGCGCAAGAACCTCAAAGACCTCACCTCAGAAATGGAAAAACTTTCTGAGAGGAACAATTCATTCGACAATTCTGACGATAATCTTTGGCGTCCAAAACTCGATTCATCCAATACCGGTTACGCAGTTCTACGGTTCCTTCCTGCTCCTGATGGGGAAGACCTTCCGTGGGTCCGTGTTTTTGATCATGGGTGGAAGGGACCAACTGGCAAATGGTATATAGAAAATTCATTGACAACCATAGGCCAGAAGGATCCTGTTTCCGAATTCAATTCATCTCTCTGGAACTCTGGAATTGAAAGTGACAAGGATGTAGCACGGAAACAAAAACGCAGACTTAACTATTACTCCAACGTATATGTTAAGACTGACCAACTTAACCCCGAGAACGAAGGAAAGGTTTTTCTCTTTAGATATGGGAAGAAGATTTTCGACAAACTCACGGAGGCTATGCAACCTGATTTTGAGGATGACACGCCAGTAAACCCATTTGACTTATGGGAAGGTGCTGACTTCAAACTCAAGATTCGTATAGTCGAGGGTTACTGGAACTATGATAAGTCTGGTTTCGCAGAATCTTCTCAGTTCATGAAGGACGAAGATGACATGGAAACGGTTTGGAAACAAACGTATTCCCTCTCAGAACTCATTTCCCCTGCAAAGTTCAAGACATATGACGAACTCAAAACCAAGCTGAATGGTGTTCTTGGTATTGAAACAGGAGTTGGAGCATCAACACCCGCTCCTGCTGTCAAGTCAGTTGAAGTTGACGAGGGGGATGACCCAATGTCTTATTTTGAGAAGTTGGCTAATTCCTAGAAATCAGCTCTAACCCCATGTGGGTTTAACTGTTGAATTGTTGGATCATTATTAAATGATCTATCCTCAATAGTTTGGTTCATTACATTGGTTGTGGGGGCATTAAGCATATTGGTATTTCCTTGTGCTTGTGCCCCCGTTCCTTTATGGGCAACCGAACTTAATGCATAATTTTCCATAGCACCATTTTGTGCTTGTCTACCTCTTTGTGCATTCCCCCCCATCAAGCCCCCACTTGTTTGTTCAGAACCCTCAAGTTTAGCTGCCCTAAAATCCATTTTTGCTTTGCTGATTGCACTCCTTTCATACCTTGGTTTTCCAGCTTTTGCTCCGGTTGGTGCTTTATAGAATTTCCCCCACGGCTCATCATAGTATGGATTACTATTTCTTGCATCCATTTCACGATAAACATCTTTTTGTGATTTCTGTCTTACCGCTTGATCTCCACCCATTCTTTCATTTGCAACTTCTTTATTTTTAGCATCTTCTTCTTCGTTACCAAATAAAATATCTGATGCCCAGTCTGGAAGGAATGATCTAATAACACTATTAACCTTATCTTTAATACCACTAAAAAATTCTGTAATAAAACTAATTGCTTTATCAACACCCGATTTAATACCTTCCCACACTGAACCAATAACTTCTGCGATTTTGTCCTTAAATGTCCAAAGAAGACCAATAGCAATACCACCAAGAATAACAGCCCAACCAATTGGATTTGTTACTAATGGAATTAAAAGTTTAGAACCGAGATTTAATATCATCTTGCCAGCTGAACCAAGACCTTTGAATAAACTACCAAACAAACCAGATATAGATTTCATTGGGTTCATGTCCGCCATCTTACCCAATATTCCTGGCTTTTTCTTCTTCTTTTTAACATCTGGACCACCAAGGAGTGGAGTATCTGTTGGACCAGCAAGAGCTCCTGTTGCAGCTTCTTCTCCCGCAGAAATTCTAGAATCTCTTTTATTTTGTGCAATTTGTTCTGATGTTGACTCTTCTGTGGACGTTGTTAATCGACCCATAAACCCCAACATTTCTGCATAATAATTTTTAGTTTCTTCTGGAAGCACACTTTCAACATCGTCATCAACTACTGCTAGTGCGGTACTTTCTGGCGATTCTGTTCCACCCTGTTCCATGAAACCACCAACACCATCAAGACTTTTTTCCATTCCTTCGATGCGTTGCGTTTCAACTTGTTTTTCTCGTTTCATTCGGAGAAAATGTGCAACAGTTAAAATCGCAGCTTCTTTCGCTTTACGTTTGAGAAATTTTACTGGGCTAGTTAAATCATCCCAAATATTCCCCAACTTTGTTTGGGTTGATTCATATCGTTCTGCAGCTTGTGTTTTTATTTTTTCAAATTCTATTTCTTTTTTCTGTCGTTCTAATGCAAGTAAAGCAACATTTCTCTCACCTTCATCCGTAATTTTTGCAATTGCTTCTTCTCTTTCTTCTATTTTTTTGGCTAAGTCCAACCGAATCTCATGATATTTTTCAACCTGTTTAAAACGTTCTTCAATTCGTTCAATCGCACTTTGATCATCCTTGGCACTCGCACGAAGAAGTAATGCTTCCTTTTCAGCATCAAAGATTTTCTTCTTTGCTTCAAATTGTTCCTCAACGCTTTCTAATGCTTTTGCTTCTATTATATTTGGAGCAAAATTAGCATCACCCGGATTTGGTAATATTTGTTCAGCCATGTGATTCTCTTTGTTTTTGTTTTTCTAAATAGTCGAGTAACATTCCAACGTAAATATCTCTTTCCCAAGGTAACATATTTTCTATTTCGGTTAAACTATAATTATGATGTTGCATTAATCCAAAATTAGTCTTATAGTATGTTCCCAAACTGGAATGGGAAAGAGCCATTAGAAAAAAGTTTCCATCCCCTCTAACCGCACCTTGGACTTAACCTTTGTTTTAGGATTCATAACCTCTATATCCTTATATACTTTTGGTATATCATCAAAAAAATTACTCACCAGTTCAAGTTGAGATTGTGTCATTGAATCCACAAATGTATCAATTTCATCCTTTGAAAAATCAGCTGTTGCATATACAGTATCTTCATCATATATTGAATCAATACAATCAGCAACAATTCTAAACCCATCCTTTTCATCAACCTTCATATTCATGGTTGGATATTTCATTACAATACCAACAGTTTCATTCAGTTTAATAATATTATCATTTTTCTTCGGCCTTTTACATTTCACATCATCAAGATTGATATTGACATCAACTCTTGTTATTTTGTCATCAGGACATAGAACCGAAAGGTCCACAGTTTCTCCTACGGACTTTGATCTTATGTTAATGAAAAGATATTCCACATCAAACGTTGGCATATCTTTATAATCCAACTCACCAAAGGTGCAATTCGCTATAATTTGCCCAATTGCATTTTTTTGATCTTCCACTTCACCCGTTTCATTTGCAATCATTAGAATCTTTTCTTCCTTGACCAAGAAAGATCGGTATCTAATTTTTTTCCCTGAGCTTGGTAATTTCAATTCATATGTTGGTACATCTAGTATTGGTAACGCCATTATTTTTCACCTATCTTATGTTAAAGTCGAGAGTTGCGATTCTTGCATTTTTTGTGGGTGTGGTTGGGTTTCAATATCATAACTCTTAAAATTCCAAATTATTGTAAGTTTATGAAAATCATTTGAAGAGTCCCATCCCGCATCCATTGTATTTACGGTAACTGGATACACTTCCTTTAAACTCATTTTATATGTCCAATCTGCTTCTGGACCAAATCCAGCATCATCTACAAAATTGTGTTTCAATTGAAAAACCTCAGCACTACCAATATAGTTATCATAATAATTTGGAGCTCCACCAATCCGAAGATTGTTCTTAATATATGTCATTTTCATCCAATCTTCAAAAAATCTTCGTTGAGTGTGTTCGGTGTCACAAAGGAATGTTGTATCCCATGTTGCATAATTTAAATTATTAACTATTGCATATTCATTATCAGTTCCAATAACTCCCTGTGTCGATTCCGATGAAATATCAGGAAATACTGTTTCTGAACACATCATAGAAATAGCATCATTAATCTTATGTGCTCCTAGAGCAACAGAGTTCAATCCAGCTGGTGGAGTAATCCGAACCC